TGAGAGTTCCGCCTGGAGTCTTCAGTTTTGCTGAATCGTCGTCTGGCTTGTAGTTTTCTGGAGTTGGACCTCCAAGATCTTCTACAGAAGCAAGTTGTGTTCCGGGATCTGCCATTGTTGGCATTGGATCTGCTGCAGCTGCACCAGAATTAACAGCGGTTTTGGATTGCTGTGTCTTTACTTCCATTTCTTGTAAATTGTCACGGGACATTTGAACTCTCCGATTTACCTTCGTAATTAATCTATATTTATTTATTAAATTATAATTTTGATAAAAAATCGTTGAATAAATCCAACTTATGCTGCTCAAGAATTCTTTGATCAACTAAGGTGTTGATTCTACGTACAGTTTGTTCAGCAGCTTTTTCACGAAGAATACTACCTTCCCAAATCCATTCTTTACCTTCCATAATTCCTTCAACAAATGCATCGGGTGCAGAAGGATCAGCAACAATGTCAGCAGCAGTTGCTAACATAAAATCATCACCGACCATATTTACGCCTTCTTTACTCATTTTCAATGATCCAATTCCGCGAGAAGAAACACCAAGTTTAACTCCTTCATCAAGAAGAGATGATGCGATTTTTCCCATTGGAGTACTAAGAATTTTAGCTTTACCAATGAAGTTTGAACCGCTCTCTTTCAGTGAAACAATTTTATGAGAAACTCTATCAAGATTTACGGTAGGACCATCTGGATGTCCAAGTTCTCCAAGAGCTCTTCCAGTTTGAACATTGGATTCATTATAACGAGAAACTTCTCTGCGAAGAGTTTCCATTGGGTACATTCTACCATTACGATTTTTTATGTTACCCTGTAGAAAAACTCCTTCAATATAGAGCGATTTTTTACCGTTTTTACTTTCAACGATAATTTCTACGTTTTCAATCTCTTCTCTAATAAGTTTCATGATTGAATTATCCTGTTACGGGGTTGTTGTTTGCATCATGACGTTGATATGTCCCAGGTGTTCTGGGAGTATTATCAGCATTTCTTGCTTGATATGTTCCTGGAGTTCTTGCAGAAGATCCAGCAGCACTGTTATAAGTTCGTGCTACATAATCGGCATTGAAATTCTTATAAGTCACGGTAGTCCAACCTTCATTTCCTGAAAATTGGTTTACAGTAGTACTCCCAGGTTGTGGATCTACTTGACTATTATTCGCGTCGTGACGAATGTATGCCATTATTGACTGTAATAATTAATTATTTATAATTACTCTTCTTCACCAGAACTATCATTGTCCCCAAACAAGGAACTAGATGCTAATGGTTTATGTTGATCTATTCTTTCTGCTGATTTTGCAAATAATAAATCTTTAATCTTATCACTTATTTGTGATGGAGATTCATCAGCAATAATCATATCTAGAAGTTCGTCCATTTTTTCACTAAAAAACTATAGGTATTTATATTTCCCCGCCTTTAGGAATTTCTGGAGCTTCTGTAGGAGATCCATCCATTTCAGGTTCCATTTGAGGTTTTCCTAAATCCATCCCAGCAACAGAATCTGAAGAAGGATCATCTCCTAGATCAAGTGCTGCCGGATCAGGAATAATACCTTTTTTAATTTCATCGGCAATTAACTTATCCTGCTCAATAATTTCTTCATCAGTTTGACGAAGAATCTTACGGCGAACATAGTCTTGAGAATAATACTTACCGACATAAGGTTCTGCAGTTTGAACCATCGATAATCTCTCATTCATAAGTTCTGCTTCTTTCAATTCAGAAAAATGATTATCATAAAGGAAGTCATATTGAATATGCTCACTCATTATTTCCCAATCTTCAGGAGTAATAATATTTTTAAGAATAAGTTGAGTTTTTAACATATCACTGAACATATTTGAGAATCTTTTCCTCAAACGACCAACAAACTTGGTGAACTTTAATTCATCTCTCAGGATTTCAGAAGATCTCCCCAAGTTAAACCCACCTTCTCCATCCATTCTTGATGGGGGAACATTAAGCGAACGGTAGAGTTTCTTTTTAAAATATTCAATATCAGTAATTTCTCCAAGGTTTTGTCCACCTGGTAGTGTTGAGATTTCTGTTCCTCTTCCACCTTCTCTTCTTGGAAGCCAGAAATCTTCGAGCATGGCCATATATTTTTTGTCATCACGAATCTCTCCTGTTGATGCATCATATACTAATTTATTACGATATCTCATCATAACATCACGTAGATATTGCTCTGCTTTCTGCTTAGGGAGATTACCAACATCAATGTAAAAAATTCTACGTTCTGGTGCTCTTGATAATCTATAGATGACAAGACTATCTTCAATCATACGGAGTTGATTGAGAGACTTGATTGACTTATGAAGGTATGAAAGAGTATTCCCCTTATTTCTATCTACAAGTCCAGATGTGCAATATGTAATTGCGTCTTTCGCAATTTTAATTCCCTGACTAGCCCCAGTTTGCATTGGATTGCCAGTTGGATATGTTGATTTTGGATTATAAATGAAATACTCTTCAATATCTGGAAAATCATAATCCATTGGATCATTTTTCAATGGATTGATTTGCTTTAATTCTGCTTTAGTATTCTTTTTTTGCTTCCTTACATAACGCATCTTCATTGCGTCAATATAACGAAGTTCCTGAATACCATCTTCTGGTTTTTTAAAATCAATTATTTTGTGATAATAAATTCTTCCATCAATATACCAATTTCTATAAATTTCATGAGATTTTTTATCAAAATCTAATAGATCTAAGATAGTTTTAAATTCTTGTCTGATTTTTTTCTTAATACCATCACTCGCATTAAGATTTGAAAGTTCTATTTCTACTGGACTATCATTTGTATCTGATACAATTGCTTCATTCACAATGTCCTCAATGGCACTATCTGCTTCCGGATGAAGTGACATTTCACGATATCTTTTGATTAAATCAAATTCTGTTCTATATACGCCTTCAATATCTACATAAGAACCAAAAAAACCACTACTCATATAATGATCAACCCCGTCCTCATTATTTTGAGGAACGGGGGATACTACTGATGGTGAAAGTGGTTCTGTATCTTCAATAGAGAATCCAAATAATTTAGACGCCATAATTATAGATTATATCTTTGTGTAATATAATCTATTTATGTCAATTCAATATCATATTTCACCAGTATTAGCATCAGCTGGATCAGAAGTCTCTACTTGAGTTAAATTGAGGATATTATTAACTGAAAACTCTACTGTAAACTCCTCAATTGTATCTACGGAATCATAGGAAACATCAATTTGAGATACATTTGTTGGAAAAATCTCTTGGAATTCATATCTACCAAGAACAACATGCGAATCTGGAGTATCCTCAGCAGTAGATGCCACTGAGTTTCCTCTACCCAACTGATATACTCTAGCTGTTTGCATATATGCTGCTGGATTTGATGATCCAGCAGCAGTAGAAAGACTAGTGATTTTTTCAATCCATGCTTCAATAGTTTTTCTAATGAACATATCACCATCGTTAATGACTGTAATTGTCCATGGATCAATGGTTCTATCACCAGCAACTTTCAGGGATCTTCCTCTAAATGGAACATCAATTGATGAAAGATTTGATGCTGGAAGAGCAGCTGCTTTACAAAGAAAACTGAATCTGTCTGAATCCCAACTATCAATTACTCCCGCAGGAAGAGTTGTTAATTCGACTTCAAATAAGTTAGCTCTAGCACCACCGTCAATTAATTTTGATTTGAAGGCACTTATGGATTTTAGACTTCTGTTCTCGGCCATTTTTTTCTCCTTTTAGATAGTTTTAGTTAAGTAAAAAATCAAACTCTTCCAGCTACTTCTTCAAAACTAACTCCAGTTCTAGTAGCAACAAATGTTAAAGTAATGAAGTTGATAGACTTGGTTGGTTTTAAGAAGATATCTGCCCTAAATTCATTGTTATCAATGATATCGGGCGTATTGTTAGTCTCATCACAAATGACAAGGAAACCAGTAAGTCCACTCTTTGCCTGAACATCACGAAGATATGGATTAACAATGTTTCTAAAGTTTGCTCTTGTGAGCTCATCATTGAGTTCAAAGAGTTGTGCCTCTGCTGCACTTTCAAGAGCTCTCTCAACTGTAAGGAATAGACGACGAACATTGATTCTATCAAATGCAGATGCATAAGATAGTGCAGTTTTATCGCCAAATAAGAATGTTCCTGCTCCAGGTTTTGTAACGAAGGAATTAATTCTTTGAGGATACAAACGATCTCTTTGTGCTTTAGTTGGATTGTATGCCAACTTAACAGAATTTCTCAAATTACCTCTTCTTTGACCTGCAGGAGAGACCCAAGGAAAAGAATTAAGTGAAGTACGAACCATCATTCCAGCAACATCAGGATTACATGGAACATAGCGGAACTCATTATTAAACTTATCATAAGAATACTTATATCCACTATCAAATACTGCAAAAGATGATGATGTTAATGGACTAAAGTAGTTGATAAGATTATTTGTTTGAGTTGTTGTATTTGTTTGACCAATAATATCCGCTCTATGAGGTCCAATAGTAGCAACACAATCTTTTCTGGCATTAGCAATTCCAATCAAATAATTTGCTTTTGCTTGAGATTCAGATAAGGTTCCTAAACCAGGACCCATGATTAAGAAATCAATAATTGTTTCATCTTTATTTTCAAACAAATCATAAGCAGTATTAAGATCTCCAAGAGACGCCGCCATTCCACCAGAAGCAGAGTAGTCCTTGCCGCCCATCAAAGTGTAAGATACATTACCAACTGCATTAAATGTTACACCTTGAGCATTTTGTCCCCAATTGCCATCTCCAGTGGTGATTTGAGTATAATCTGTTGAGAAATCAGTTGCGCGAGGAGTAGTATTGTGATAAGAATCTGCTGCTGCTGATGGACTATATCCCGCATAGATATTTTGTGAGAAATCAGCAATATATTGCTTGTAGTAAATCTTTTGTGGAGAATTTACTTGAGAAACAGTATCTAATGCTTTAGAGAGATCTAAATGTTTCTCTAAAATATTGCCCTGAATTCCAGTTACTTTTCCTTGATCATCAACAACGGCAATGTGAATACCGTCATTTTTACCATTTCTATCACTTACATAGACGTTTGTTCTTGGTTTTGGTGCAAGACTCTTCCAGTAAACAGTAGAATTTACCAAATCAAGAGTTTGTTGATCATACCAATCAACTGCAGTATCTGGACTGTAAGTTCCAGATCCCGTTCCTGTAGTATTAACGCCCGAATTATTAACAAAATGAAGAGTATCAGTAGTAGCAAATGATGAATAACTTGCCCCTTCTTGATATGTGATCTTAGTTTCAGTAGATCCTCCACCTATAGTCTCTACTCTAGAAACAATCTTAACATCAATAGTACTATTTCCTGCTGTTGATGTATTAACTCCTGTAATAATTCCTTTGAGATATCCCGTAAATGAAGTTGTACTTCCTGATCCAGGAATCACAACTCCACTTAAAGATGCTGTAACACCAAACCCTACTTCCGCTCCAGTATCAATAAGACTGGTAGTTCCTATTCCAAGGGTTTGATCAGCAAAGTCATCAATAAAACAAACTTTAAGGCCATCCGCCCAAGATCCTGGATTCTTTGCCGCAAAAGTAAAATCTGTTGCGCTAATATGATTTGTTTGATAATCGTCATAATTATCTATTTTTAAGACCGTAGTTGATGCAATACCAACACCTGCGTTTGCATTAACTAATGTGTCTCCAGAAGTTCTTACTATATCAATTACTCCCCCATAGGAAAGAAAATTGGAAGCACTCATCCAATACTCATACTGATTGTCTGTAGATTTTGGTTTTCCAAATACTTCAATAAGTGCCTGCTCATCATTAATTCTTGTTGCTTCGCTAACTGGACCCTTTTCAAAAGGTCCTGCAAATGCGCCAATATTGGCCAGTACATTATCAGCTCTCCCAACTGTTAGATCAACTTCCCTAATTCTTACTCCAGGAGATAATTGAGGAGTCGCCATGTTTTTCTCCGTTTTGTTTCAGTTCTCAAAATATTTATTAAAACGAATATTTTGAGTGGGGAAACAAGACGCGAACTACCAATCAGGGTATATTTCATTTATTCTGGGAATTTTATTATATAATATATCCACTTTTCTAGCATTAGCAATCCTTTTTTTAGTACATTCTTTGCACTCATATGACCATGAAGATGGAACTGCTCCTCTATCTTTTCTTGTTCTATAAAAATCATCGATTAAATTTTTAGTTTCCCCACATATTCTACACTTTCTATCATTAAGTAAAAGATGTCCTAATTTTATTTGCCCATCTAAATCCATTACATATATTCCCACATATAAGATCTATCTCCATATTCATCAGTAAACCATCTATCGCCTTCTTTATCAACAAAACTATTAGAATCTAAACCATTAGATATAAAACCAAAAGGAGACATATCTTGCTCTATTTGATTCTTTTGTTCTTCATATAATCTTTTACGAACATCTTGATCTGTGAGTTCTTTGAAATAGTCTTGTGCAACAAGCCAAGCATATATTACTAAGCACATTGCTAGGTCGTCATTACAACCCTCTTCTGCTTCAAATGAATTATGCTTTGAGATAAATGTTGTCAATTCTGAAATAATTTCATAATCACTAAAAATTAATTTATCCTCCTCAATCATTGTTTTTAGATTAAGAGAACCAACTTTTTTTACAGTCTTGGACATCTTAACGCCTAGCTGAGTTTTCTTACCAGAAAATCCCTGACCAACAATTTGACCTGCTCTACCTCTCATAGAACACATAAGAAGATTTTGATATTCTAAATCATATTGAAGAATACTTGCTACTTGATCTCCAATGTCATTTACTTCACACAATATAAACGCATTATTATAACTCTTTGCTACCTCATAAATTATATTTGGAAATAGCATTGGTTTTATTTCATTGTTCCTGTATTTTGCAACTACTTTATGTGGAAATTCTGTGATGTCTACAACAACAAAGGCAGAATAGTCTTCACTAACACCCCTTGCAACATCAACCGTAAGCACATAATCGCATCCATCTTGAGGATCAGCATAAACATCCAATCCTTTATTACTTGTTATTGGAGAATCATAAACTAAATTTCTTAATTTACTAGGAGCAATAAGAGTGTCAACAGATCCTAAAAATTCACATTCAAACTCAACCTTAAACTGCTGTTCCGATGTGTTTGCAATTGTTTGTTCTTTCCATTTTGAATCACGTCCTGGAACTTCAGACCAATGAACTTCTGTTGGAATATATTCATTCTTTCCTCTCTCCGCATCATGCCACATACGGTAGAAGTGATTCATACCGTGTGGTGTGGATACAACAATTACTTTGGTGTTTTTACCAGAAGTAATAGTAGGATAAACAGATGCAAAGAACGAGTCAGCAACATGATTCGGGACGAATACGAACTCGTCGAGAAAGAGGATGTTGAATGACATACCTCGGACAGCACTCGCAGACGTAGAAGCTGCCAATATTTTACTGCCATTCTCTAACTCCAAAGAACCTCTGTTCCATACTAACACACCTTGCTGCATCCATTTAGGTAAGTTTTCATATGCTGTTTGTAGTCTATTTAATAATTCTCTTGCAGTTGCTGCCTTGTTTGCTAAGATACCAATATTAACACTATCATTGAAAACAGCATAATGTAAAAGATAAGATACGACAGTAGTGGATTTGCCAGTCTGTCGTGGCATTTTGCAGATGTTAAATCTATTTTCATGAAAGTTATGAATTAATTTTTCTTGAAAGTCATATGGATGAAATTGAGTTAATCCTTCATCCAAAGAAACAATTTTAATATACTTATTAGCAAAATATACAGGATCACCTTGGCATTTTATAAACTCCTGAATTTGCTCTTGAGTAAACTCAATCTGAGTATTTGCTTTCTTAAGATTTGGATTGCCGAGATATACTTCACTCATAACA